GGGTAACGCTTGACGCTTCAAAACAATCAATGTCGTTGAAGTCGCCAATCATAACTTCGTTATTTTTTGCAACAAGCGGTTGCGCATTATCGTAGTTTGGAGTTTGCGGCGAAGCTAGGGCAATTTCGTTATCCGATGTATAATCGCCCGCTCCGGTATCATCGGCGGCGGTATCAAACGCAAGCGTTCCGCCCATTGTGTTGGCCGTATTTGTTCCGGTATTCCATAACAAACTAAACGTTCCGCCGTCGGAACTTAATTTAAATTTACCGTCGGCATCCTGGTATTCAACCGTGATATTATCGGCCGTTAAACCGTCCATTGCTACCTGTACGGCCGCCGCAAGTTCATGCGGGTCTTTATAAGTTTTTTCCGCAACCTGGGCGTTTAATTCCCCGCCTCCGTCGTCAAAATCAACAAATTTATTTGTTGCCGTAATTTCTAGCGGGTTAAAAAGATATTCAACCCCTCCAATTGAAAACGAACCGTTTACAAACTCTCCGGCGTTAGCTTCAATCGAACCTTCCGTAACCCGGCCCCCGGCAATTGACTCTAAGGCCCCGCCGTTTGCACGATACAAATGGTAAGTATGTGTCGGATGATTTTCGTTTGCGGGCTTATATAAAACGGCCCGGCCCAAATCAACGCCCGTTCCCGGGGCAACCGCTAGGTTTTGGCCTAGGTTTAACGTATCCGTTGAAACATCAAAAACATTTCGAATATTAAATCCGTTTGTTGCGTCTTTAACTAGAACTGCCTGTCCCCTCTCATATTCCGCGCCCTCTCCGGCATCAACAACAAGGGTTCCCCTTACCGTATCCGTTCCGGTTGTTGAACCCGCAACCGTGTCGCGTTCCGTGGCAACAATTTTTTTATCACCTAAAAGAGAATGAAACATTTTCCCATAATCGGGTTCCGTTCCTTCAACTCCGGAATGTCTAATATAATGTGAAACACTGGCCGTTGGGTCTTCGGAACCGAGGATTGTTTTCGCTCGTCCAATTGATCCGGTCAATTCGGCGTTATCTAGTTCGTTAAAACTAGGTTCTAAATCAAATCCGTCTTGTAGGGCGGTGTAATCCGTTGCGGCCGACGGGAAAACCGGAGTTCCTTCCGTTGATTCCTCGACAATGGCCAAAACTGATTTTTTATTACTTAGTTTACTCATGGTTTTAAAACTCCATTATATATTTATGTGATATTCAATATTCCAAGTCGAAACCAACGCGACGTAATTGTTCTTTTCATTAAAAACGAACTCAATACCATTATCACCTAGAAAATCATTCTTGGCGAGTAAATCGTTAAGCGTCCCGTCCTCGTCTATTGCCTTAATTAGCTTCAATTGATCTTCAAATAATTTTGCCTCAATTGCTTGCCTTGCGCTATTGTCGCGGTCGGTTGAAACAACTAAATTCGTTAATGAAACCTCAATTTCCCTTGATAACGAATAAGCGCACGACGCTAACCGTCTTAAATTGTTTATAGGCAAGGCCGCAACCCCCCAACCTGTTTTAGTTAGCGCTTCGGCATTAGCATCTAAAACATAGGGGTTTGTTAATTCGAACCTTTCGTTTGCTGGAAAAGTTTCCCGAATAACCTCGATAAATCTTAAATATGAATCGGTCGCAATAGTCACCGGGTTAACGTCCTTATTTTAGAATTACGGTCGGAAACGTCAATTTTCCCGTCGCCGTCCGAATCAATGGTTAATCGTCTTGTTTTCAAATTCGCCTTAAAATCTTTGTCGGCCATTAATTTTTTGTCGGCAAAATCAGGGCCTAGGGAACTATAAATTATGGATAATGTTTTATAGGCCGTGGACATATAAAAATCGTCGAATTGAATTATTTGACCCTCGTCAATAATAAGGCCATGCGCCTTTAAGTAAATGGCCGTTTGAATGGACGCAACCAAAACCTGGGGAATCCAGTCCGTTTGGCCTAATGGCGCTAAATATTCGTTAATGTCTTGATCTAACGTTTGTAAAAAACGCTCATCCGTAAAAGCATAGGATAATTGTTTAATGGTTGTTGTTATATCAATTGGGTTTTCAAATTCCACTTTCGCCCAATACAAATCGTAAATCTTAGGCCCGCCGGAAAAATCCCCAATGTCCTCGGTATCGTCCCGATTCCATGAATCATTTTCCCCCGGAATAAATTGAACAACCCCGTTAACCGATGCGGAGTTTGACGCGTCTAAAACGTCAACCGCTTCAACGAAGCTTGTTCCGTCCCATATTGATACTTTCATTTTTTCGATTGTCGCGTTTGCGGCATCAATCCATAAATGAAAATTATTAAAAGGCATTGATTTACCGATATAAACGGCGTCAAAATCCCATGCCCACGTTTGAGCGTCGTTAGCATTGGAAATTGAAAGGTCGGTAAATACGGCGCCTTTTTTCCCAACCAATCGAATCCATTGATGCAACATTTTATTTATCCTTTATTTGCGGAACCGTGTTTTTTAATTCTTTTGTTTGTCTAACCCGCCAAAAGAAATGGCCGCATAAAATCCCCGATAAAAAAGTGAATATCGGATAACGATAACTCCATGCGATTACAGTATGAGAAATTGACGCTTCCGTTCCGCCTTTAACTAAAACTAAAACGTCCCACGCGCCCATAATAACCGCGACGATTCCCATAAAATAATATGTTAATTTTTTCCAATTCATTTTTAAACCTCGATATACCTTAAAAGGTTGCATATAAATTTTGTGTCCGCATTACCGGGGTTTTCAACATGCGCCCTGATATAAAGGCCTGCAATTAAGTCGGCCTTATGTTCGCGTATTATGCTAGATTCATTTGTAAACATGTAATAATCTTCGGCAAACCCGTCTAACACAACGTTTGGCCCATACCCTAAAATATTGTCTTTATCTATTACGCAAAAATTTATTTGAGGGGGGTTGGCGGCTTCGCCCCCGATAATTTTATAGTTTACACCAACCATAAATGACGGAACATTAGCGCCGCTGTATTGAAGTTGGGGAACAACCCAATCGTGATCATTGCTGGTTCCGGCTGCCTGTAAAACATTAAACATTCCAACGTGACGAACTCTTTTATTATCGTCTATGAAAACATTTTGGGTTCGATGTAACGCATTTCCTTCACTGTCTTTTTTTGGAATATAACCAGCGCCCATAATTAACCGTTCCTAAAACCAAAACCAATAAACTGCAAAGAGTTTATCTGGCTTAAATTATCGTTAATTGTTACGCAAATTTTATCCGCTGTATCTTTTTCTAAAACAAACGGGTTAGCGGGGGAAAAAGTTGCAGTAATAAAATCATCACCTGAACCAATAATTAGTTCAAATTTTCCACCAGGCCCAAAAGCAAAACGCGATTCAAATTCACCTGTATTTCTAATAGGTAGAAAATCAAATATGGTTCCCTGGCTGGTAACTTCAATATCAATTCCATTATTCAGTTCCGAGTTGAGCGCCAAAAACCGATCTACTTGAATCCCATTGTCAAACCCGGTGAATCTAAGTTCCTGAACAACCAAGTCCAAGGCACCAGCACCAGACTCGGCGTTTATTAAAAATTCAACAGGCGTACCCGAACCATTAACGCCCATGTCGGGCGAACCACCATTTTTTGCTTCCAGGAAAAACAAATTTCCAAGAGCAACCGGAACAGAAGAAGATTTAACTTGAAGCTTATCAATGCCATCGGTGTCAGTTAGAACATCAGCCAAAACACCAGTATCACCAGCAATTCTATTAATTACTTCGTCATTATCAGTTGTCGCATTGGAATCATTAATCCCGCCCATTTTCTACCTTATTTTTTTCGTCTATTTTTGGTTTGTCTTCGGCCAACTCTTTTAACCATTTCAAACAATGCGCGACGATTACGCAATCAATAGGCGACGCTGTAAACGTCGCCCTATCTAAAACTTTAATTAACGCCTTCGCGTTTTCCTGGTTTTTATCCAAGTTCGAAAACCCTTACGTCTTGAGTACCCGACGCCGCAATTGCCTTTAATGCAATGGCCTCGCCGCATTCTAGCGACATTGTGGCGCCCTTGCGAATTTCTACGCCGTTCGCGGAGCTAACCGTTCCCGTTCCAATATAAACTGACTTGTCGCCCTGGTTTTGGACCATTACACGGGTTCGCCCGGCCATAATAGGAAGCGCAACGCCGCCCGCTGTAGTATCAACCGAAACGCTAACGTTTGCACTTGAAACGTTTGGCGCGTCGTTAATCATAATTCGACGGTATAAATCGGAAATTGCATTTGCCTTATCCCCGTCCGCGGAAACCGCACCTAGGGCCGACGCCGTATCGTGCGCTCGGTAACCAATCTTTAATGGATTTTCATCGTCGGCCGCATCGTCGGCGGTTAAACTTGATAAATCCAAATCAACTTGTAAATCAATGTCAGCGGCTGCAATGTTAACGTCGAGGGCCTCTTTTGAACCCGCGGTTGTATGTGTTAACAATGTTCCGTCGCTTGATCTTAAATACGAACCAATGTTTGGCCCTTCGGCCGCGTCCGATGGATCAAATAAAAAACGTTCTAAACTTAAATTCGACATAATTTCCCCTCCATGGAATTAAGTAAATTCGATTATTTCAACCGTTTGATTTGCCTTGTCGCTTCGGAAATAAAGCGTTTTGGAATCAAAATCAACCGAATCAAAAGTTAATGTCGCCCCTTTTGGAATCGTGAAATAATTGGTTGCCGTTTCCCCGGAAACCGTTGCTAGTCTTAATTCCGCAATTCCCCTTAATCGTATCAAAAATTGTTTAGAATCGTTAGAAACATTTAACGATTCTTCGTCGCCCGCCGTGGGCAAACTTAAATTATATATTTTTGCGTTTGTAGCTATTAAACCCGAAAACGTTACGTTTACCGGGTCGCCGGGCGGGTTTTCAATGCAAGTTCTTGCGGTCGTTGCATCGGGATCATTTGGCGAAATTTTATAATTCGCTTTTACCCTATCTTGAACCGCTAGTTTATTTATGTCCGCCATTTAAAACCTTTGTTAACGAAACGGGGCCGCAATCCATTGCAACCCCGCGGCCTAACGAGAAAAGGGTAGAAAAACGTTAGGCCTTAACTTTTCGTTTCGTTGTCTTTTTAGTTTTCTTAACTGGTTTTTCAGCTTGATCTTTTTTAGGGAACATGGTCGATGCGTGAAAATCACCCTCGGCCAAAGTAAACGAAACATACCATTTGGAACCAAAAACATTGATTCCTTTTATTTCAACCTTGAAAGGAAGCGCCTCTATTTGGCGCTCCACTTCGTCAAGACTAAAACCGGATATATTTCTAAGTTTAGTCCCGTTCAAGATTAACCTGAAATTTTAGCGACTCTCGTATTATCGAAAAGTTTCGCCCCGAAAAGAATTTCAGCGGTCAATAGGAACGCTCGTTTCCCCGCACCATGCATATCGGATAGTTTAACCGTCATGCTTGATTGCATTACATGGGCCATTGCCGAAGGATGGGCCGCATAACCAGTATCGGACGCGAAACCGTCGCATTCCCCAACTGAAAAACCGTAAATTGGCGAACTAAACTCTCCGGTCGCCGTAGGACTACCAGCGGGAATAAAGTCGCTTGATGCGAATGCAGTTTTTTGGATAATGTCGCTGTAGTAGTCAACATCCAAAAACAACCCTCGGTTTTGAGTCGGAACCTTTGAACTTGATAAGAGTCGTCTTAGTTCCGCAACGTCCCCAACGTTTAAGTCTGATGCAACCGTTGGCGCAATATCTTGAGCACCCGCCGGAACAATCAAACTTTCAATGTGATCTTCCATTTGCTTCATAACCGCATAAACTAGGGCCTCTCTCGCTTGCGATTGAAACTCTAATGATTGAAGCTGGGCAAGGTTTTCAATTTGAAATGAAGCGGTCGCCAATCGGTCGGCCTTTACTTCAAATTGATTTACGGTAACAGCTTCCGAATTAATATCGAGCGTGTTACCAACGCCAAATTCAATATTTTCCCCGGTAGGCGCAGCAATTTGGTTAACCTTAACCGTATCCCCAGCATTCCTAATTTCACCTTCATAATCTCGCATGAAGAATGAACCGAGTTTTAATTTTGCCCGTAGTTCGTCGTACATTTGCGTTGACCAAACCGTTGGGATTAAGTTTTGTAATTCAGTTTTTCCAGTGTTTACTAGTGCCATTCCATGGCCTCCTATTTAAAAAAAATTAACG